AAAATCATTACAGATTTAAACAATTTCATTAAAAATTTAAAATAAACAATATGTCAGATTTTGAACAAAAACATATGGAGGCTTTAAATGCATTAAGAGATGAGACTAGAAAATTATCTCCTGAGCAAGAAGCTAAAATCAACTCTTTACTTGATGCCCAAGAAGCAAAAAATCAAGCTAGATTAAAAGAAATTCAAGAAAAAGCTAATAGAACCGAAGAATTAGAAAACAGACTTAATTCAATTGAAGCCGATCTTAAAAGAGGTTTAGGTGGAGATCAAAAACAAGCTAAAACTCAAGAGTTAAAATCTTTTGAAAATCTTTTAATCAAAGGAATTTTCCAAATGAAAGGAACTGAAGAGGTAAAGTATCTTCGTCAATCAGATAATGCACAAGGTGGATATTTAGCACCAGCTGAATATGCTAACGAAATTATCAAAAAAATTACCGAAGTTTCACCAGTTCGTTCCGTTGCCCGTGTTATTACTACTAGCTCAAAAGAAATTAACTTTCCAAAAAGAACTGGTTTAGTTTCTGGTGGATGGGTAGGCGAAGGTCAAGTTTCAAGCCAATCTAATTCAACTTATGGTGAAGAAACTATTAAGGCTGAAAAATTGATGGTTTATACTGATATTTCTTTTGAATTATTGAATGATTCTGTTTTCAATATGAGAAATGAAATCACTAGCGATATTGCCGAAGATATGGCAAGAATCGAAGGTGCCGCTTTTGTTAGTGGAAATGGCGTTAATAAGCCACAAGGTTTATTATCTGCTTCAGGTGTTGGTGAAACTAACAGCGGTAGTGCATCTGCTTTGACTGGTGATTCATTATATGCAATTCAAGGCGAAATTCCAACAGGATATAATCTCGCTTGGATGTTTAACCGCAAAACTCTTAATGCTAATATTAGAACATTAAAAGATACTTATGGTCAATATCTATTCGTTCCAAGTCTAGGAATTAGAGATGTTCCAAACACTGTTGCTGGTTTGCCTTATGTTTTGGCAAATGATATGCCAGATGTAGGTGCTGGAACTTTCCCAATTATTCTTGGCGATTATCGTAAATGTTATTACATTGTTGATAATATCAACTTTGAATTAATCGAAGATCCTTATACTCAAGCAACTAGTGGTAAAAGACGGTTTATTGTGTATAAGAGAACTGGCGGTCAAGTTGTTTTAACCGAAGGTTTAAGAAAACTAAAAATTGCATTATAATTTATAACACAAAGGAGAAAATAATATGGCTAGTAGAGACCTAAAAAACAATATTAAAATCGTAAATGGTTTAAATATTGCTTCAATTACAACTAACACTACAACTGCTGGTGTTGAGGTTGATACACAAGGTTACGAATCGGTAACTATTGAAGTTATTACTGGTGCAAGAACCGACGGAACTGTAACCCCACTTTTACAAGAAAGTGATGTTTCAGGTTCTTATAGCGGATCTGTTGCCGATGAGGACTTAGTTGGATTAGAGGCTGAAGCCGCACTTTCAACTGCTAACTCTCGTGCAAGATTTGGATATATTGGAACTAAAAGATATGTAAAATTATCTTTGGTTTCAACAAGTGTAACAACTGGCTTAACTGCTGGTGCTTCTGTTATTCTTGGAAACCCAAAATCTAAACCAGTTGCATAAATTAATTAGAGGGGTGTAAAAGCCCCTCTTTTTATCAATTAAATTGTTTAATATGGAAATTAAAGTTTTAAAAACCACCATAGCCTCAAAAGATAAAACTGGCACTCAATGTTTTGAGTATTTACAAGATGAGATTTATGATATTTACGACGAATTAGCCGAAGTATTTTTAAAAGAGGGCTGGGGCGAATTAGCTATTGACGAATACGAAAATAAAGCAATTGACGGTTTAGAAAATAAAAAAAGTATATTTGAAAGATTTAAACCAAAAAAAATAAAATAAAATGCCTAGTAATTTTCAAAACACAAGAGAGTTTGTAGAATTAGTAATACCAAATGGTAGCACAACCTCCACTATTTACGAACTAGGTGGAACTCATTTAATTGGTGTATTAATACCAAGTGCTTTTACTGGCGTTAAATTGTTTGTTGAAGGTTCACTTGATGGCATTGATTTTTATCAATTATATGGCTCAAGCTCTGGAACTGCAAAAGAAATTAAAGTAGCACCTAACAAATTTATTGAGATTGAAAGCAATTACGACAATCCTTTTAATTTTATTCGTTTAGTTTCAAGCTCTGCCGAAGCAGACGAAAGAATAATAAAAATTATATGCAATCCATAGTATTATTAACAGATGCCACAACCGAGGTTTTAACACTTGCCGAAATAAAAACATTTTTGCGAATTGATGGCACTGATTTTGATAATATCTTAACACCTTTTATCAAAGTATCTAGACAAATTGGCGAGAATATAACTGGTAGAGAATTTGTCGAAAAAGAATTTAAGTTATATCTTGATACATTCCCACAATGCAACGGCATAGAAGTTAAAAGAAGCAAACTAAAATCAATCACATCAATACAATATTACGATATAGATAACACACTACAAACATTAAGCTCTAATGATTATTATTTTACTGACGACCAGTATTACTCATATATTTATATAAAAAAAGATAAACAATTCCCAAATACTTACGATCGTAAGCAAGCAGTTATAATTACATTTAAAGCCGATTACCCTAACAGACCAGAAGCTATCAAGCAAGCTTGTTTAAGTGTTTGTGCTTATCTTTATGAAAACTCGGGCGATTGTGTAATTGAAAATAACTCTCTTTTTAAGTCATTATTTTACCCTTACATTATACCACAAAAATTCTTTTTATGAAATGCCAATCAATAAAGAAAAATGTAAAGAAGATTTGCACTAGTGATTTTGATAAAAGAATTAAAATTCTAACTACTGCAATTATTCCAAACAATGCCCCTAATAGTTCGGCAACAGTTGGCTTTACAACAATAGCAACAGTTTGGGCGATGGTAAAAACAAATACAGCAAAAGAGTTTATAGATGGAGTTAATATTGAAAAAGGGATTAACACTGATTTTTATGTTCGCTACAACTCATCAATACCATTAGATAAACAATTATGGATTGAGTATCAAAATATTTATTATAAAATTGTAAATACCGATAATATTGATATTGACGATAAAATTATTAGATTGAGAAGTATTGAAAAAGGCGATAAAACAATCAATGCTAATAAAAGATGATAAAAGTAAAAGAAGGTTCACAAAATCAAAAAACATTAAAGTTTCTTTATGAAATGCCAGTCGAATTAACAAAAGCAATTCGCCAAGGCTTCTATATATCTGGTAAAGAATTGGTTGTAGATCTAAATAAAGATATGAAGCAAGCAAAAAGTGGTAAAGGTTATAAAGTATATAAAGGAATTGGTGGTAGTAAATTAAAAAAACCTAAACTCCACATAGCCTCGGCACCAAACGAAACACCAGCGGTAATAACTGGTAAATTTAGAAAGTCGGTTGATTTTGCTGTTCGAGGCAATAGAGAATTAGAGTTTGGAGCAAATGAAAATGCACCAGAATATGCAAGATTTTTAGAAGAGGGAACATCAAAAATGGAAGCAAGAGAGCCATTTAAAAAAACTGTTATAAAGAATAAAGATAAGATTAAAAGAAATATTGATATTAAATTAAAACAAGTGTTAGGTGGTAAAAAATGAAAGGTATTCAAGTAGTTAATAGATTAAAAGATATTTTGCCAAAATATACTAATGATTTTTCAAGTATTATTAATGCCTCATCATTAACAAGGGCAGGTTCAACAATAACTTGCACGACGGCAACAAATCATAATTTAGTAACTGGTGATTATATAACTATCAAAGGTGCAAAAGAACCTATTGCATTAAGCACTATAACTTTTTCCAATGGTATTGCCACAGCAACAGCATTGACAGATCATAAATTAAGCGATCCATCTTTATTTGCTCCACAAATCTTGCCAATTAACATTGAAATCTCAGGAGCGGTTGGATTTAATGGAACTTGGGAGCTTGTAAGTGTGCCAAGTAAATTAATTTTTACATTTAAAGTAAGTGGCAACCCTGCCAATGTCAATGGTGGTTATCTATTGCTTGACGATTACGACGGATATAATGGTTATAAACAAATAACTAAAATAACAGATACTTCATTTAGCTATACAACAACTGGTGCAATGCAATCGCCAGCACAAGGCACAATAAAAGTAAGCACAGCAACTAGAATAGCACATTCTGCAACACCTCAAAGAATACAAGAGTTTTATACAGCAGGACTTGGCGGAGTTTTAGAAACTTGGCTTTATGTTGTTATGGGGCAAAATCAAGCTTATAGAAATGATACTGTTGTCGGTGACTCATCGACAGCCAAAAGAACAAATGAAGACTACTGGAACTCAACACAGCAAAGTTTTAGTCTTTATATAGTTATACCAGCAACAACATCAATTCTTGGTGGCGATATTGCCGATAATGCTAAAAGTTATTTAAAGCCAATATTAAAAGCACTAGCTAATTATATTTTTGAAAGTGATCTAACTGATGAAGAGATGCAACCTTGCCAGTATGTAGGCGATGAAGCTGATGATTATATAACCGCTACTTATACACATAGATTTGATTTTGTAGTGCAAGGCTTTATTCAAGTTGGCGATACAACCGATTATGATTTAGGTGTGCCATTGCAAAGAGTTGAAGGTGTATTTACGGAGCAAGGTTTAAATTATGATTTAAATACTCGTTAAAATCAAAAATCATAGTTTATTGCCTTGCAAAAAATTGACAAAAATAAACAATATAACTATATTAAAAATTATTTTGTTATGCAAATAAAATTAAACCAAAATTTAAGAACTCCACAAGGGCAATTATTAAAAGATGCCATCATTGAAATTAACGATGAAAACGGAGTGCCAACAGATTTATTTTGGCGAAATAGATTAAAGGATTCTGCTATTGACAATTGTATTGAGATTGTCAATCAAGTTATATCAACTCAAAAAAAAGGTAAATAATGGGACAATCATTTCCAAGAGGAACATCTAACATAAATTCAGCATTAACCGCAAAAGATACTGGCGACCGCTCAATTCTTTTAGTAGGTTGTATGATAAGTGGCACTGCTTCTAGTGGTGAGCTTAAAGAAGGTATTTTAAGTAAAAAAGAATTCAACGATTTATTCGGTGCAAAATCACAAATTGCAAAAGCTGGCAGATCTTTAATTGACACTTTATCAGTTTCTAAAATTAAGCCAAAAGTTTCTGCAATTGGTTTAACCGATAATGCTTCTGGTGTTGCGGCAACTGGCTCGATTGCTTTTTCAGGCACTGCTACCGAAGTAGGCACATTAATCACTCACATCCATTCACATCCTCCTGGCACGCATCAATTTCTTGTCGGCGTCCCCGCTCTTGCAACCGTAACTG